GTCGGACCTGTAACAGTAGAGGCTGCCCCTGTTGGTCCTGTTGGACCAGTCGGACCTGCAACACCAGTTGCGCCTGTCGGACCTGTCGCCCCTATATCACCAGTTGAACCAGTCGGACCTGTCGGACCTGTGACAGTCGAAGCTGCACCTGTTGCACCAGTTGGACCTGTTACCCCTTGAATACCTTGTGAACCAGTTGGACCAGTTGGACCAGTAGCACCTGTAGGGCCAGTAGGTCCTGTGACCGTAGAAGCATACCAGTCGCTCCAGTAGGGCCTGTAGGACCTGTGACGGTAGAAGCAGCACCAGTAGGACCTGTAGAGCCTGTAGGACCTGTAGGACCAGTAACACCTTGCGCCCCAGTAGGTCCAGTCACACCCTGCGAACCAGTAGGTCCAGTCACACCCTGCGAACCAGTAGCACCAGTAGAGCCTGTAGGACCTGTTGGTCCTGTTGCACCTGTTGCACCTGTATCCCCTTTTGCCCCCTGTGGACCAGCCGACTCTGAACCAACAACTAAAACTTTCGTGCCGACAGTTGCAGGCACAGAAGGGTCAGCCAACGCCAAAACAATAGAAGTACCAGATTTATATACAACAACTGGTTCGTTAGAAACAGCAACAGTGACCTTTGTGGTAGCCATAAACTACCTGGTCACATCGGCAAGAACCGTTACAGTACCCGAAAGAATAGTGGTAATAACACCAGAAGCGTTTTCCTGCAAATCCCAATACAAAAAGCCAGGGTCCAAATCAGCAGTATCAGCCGCAGCAAATGTAACAGCCATCTCACCAGCAGCACCATTAGTAACAGCGCAAGTACCGGTAATAGAAATCGCAGCAATATCTGGAGTGGTACGCATCTGTGACGTGTAGGTACGGCCAGTAATATTCACGGCAGTTGTACCGTCAGTAGTGATAGTGACCTCTACCGTTTCGGTATCACCACGAGTAATAGTTAAATCTTGTCTTGCAGGTGCAGCCATACTTGTGTGATTATAGCACTATTGGATAGCCCCTGAATTCAGAAGAACCTGATGCACATTCTCTGGAACAACATAAGTTTCCCCTGGTTTCAAACTATAAAACTGCAACCCGATATGGGCGTTGACTTTACGAACCACCTGAATACTGGTCATAATTTCAGGTTCATACCACACTGGGTCTTCCAAAAGGTTTCCCTCTGGGATAAGACTAAGTAGCTTCTTCGTGGCGTTAGACCAAGAAAACACCTTCGATTCCGGAACGCGAGCCACAGCCGTATCCCTAATGGTTTGACGGTTTGAATATGCCTCCATCATCAGTTCCTCCAAAACCTTTTGGTTCGGCTCATCCCACTGCCCCAGAGTCTCTGCCGTGGATTTACGGCACGGAACCACCCCAAAGGCTAAATGAGCGAACTGGGACTGTCCTGTGCTGTCTGACACGATTGTAGGGACACCACTGGCAATAGCCTGCAAAGGCATCAAACCAAAACCTTCACCACGAGACACAGCCACAAAACAATCAGCCTTGTTGAACCAGTCACGATGCTGCTCACGAGACATCCAATCCCTATTCAAAAACACCTTGTCCCCCAAACGATTCACAGGCACATCCTTAGCGTGAGGCGCAGCCTTGATATGCAACTCGGCGTTAGGTAACTTCAAAGCATTAAAAGCGTTCACCAAAACATCCAACCCTTTACGCCTCCACAAAGAACCACCACCGTGAAACCGAAACACATCAGTCCGTTCAACATCCATAGGTTTCCAAAAACTATGGTCCACCCCTAAAGGACAATAAGAAACATCATTATGAAACTGACTAAACAGTTCCACGTTATGTTGGCAAGGAACAACAACCTGGTCAAAATGTTCAATCCACCTACGAAAATTCCCAGGCAAAGAATCCGTTTCCCACATAGAAAACAAAACCCTATGTTGCCCTCTGAACCAACCCTTACAAGCATTAGGGATTTGCATATGAACGTGAACAGAAGCGTGTTTGTCCAGTTTTACATTCTTAGGTAAAGACTTCTTGAACCCATCAAGCATCGCCCCATAACCAAAGTTAGGGTCATCAAACCCTTGCCAAGCTTGATAGTTCACGTTTCAGAAGCAGGCAAACCCTCAATTTGCCAGCGTTCAGTTGCGCGTGATTCCAACACAGAAGCACCATCAATCTGTCTAGGTTGCAAACCCTGCTCACGAAGACGCTTATAAGCAGGCATATCTTTATTCCAACCCTTTTCACGCTCATTGATTTTCGCTACCTGCGAACCACGAGTAGTAGTCGAATTAGACCCCACCTGTATGCCTGTAATTTTACAAGCAAAACATCCCTCAACATCCAAATTCGGATGGTCTTCCCTATGCTTCAATGTAATCCCCATAGCCAGCAGCAATCAAATCTGCTTCCTCAGCAGCAGTCAACGGATGAACGTGACCACCGTGGTAAGTAATAGAAATAATTGATGGGTCGCCAGGTTGTGACTCTGTGAAAGAACCATCAGTTAATTTGAACACATTACGGCCTCTTTTGCCTGGGTTCATATATGCGAAGATTCCTCTTTCGCCTGGTTCAGCCCAATACACAAACGGGTCAACCGGTGGAATAAATGTTGCCATACACATAGGATAGCAAAAACCCCCACCCAAACGGGCAGGGGCTTCGCTGAACCTTTATGGGGTTCTAATCAATTCCTTGTCGGGAACTAGGCGTTTGTACCAATGCTTGATGCAGACTCGATACGACGCAATGCTTCCTGACGGAACACACCGTAACCAACAAAGTGCTTCCAGCCGACTGGTCGGAAACGCTTGAGAAGGTCGGTCACTGTTCCGTACACAATTGTTGGCTGTGCGCCATACTCGCCACCGAGGGAAATACCCTTGGCAAGAGCCTGACGGCCCATAATGAGTGTGCCGTATACGTCAATTGTTCCACTGGAACCACTGTTGTTTGATGCGTCAGTGAACTTCGGCGCACGTGGCGACTCCATAAAACGGACTCCTTCAAACATACCGATTTCACCGTTGTAGATGCCTTCAGGGTTGACGTAGTTAGCTGGTGTACGCCAAGCTGCTGCGTCTGTTGCTGAACGGAAATCGTAAGACACGTCTGGGTGGATAAAGCCAACATACGAACCGTTGATGGTAGGTACGTTTGCGCCACGAAGCTGTGCGACAACTCGACGAACATCGTTCGATGAGAGGGTGTCGTCAGCGTTGACGGTTGTACGGCTGGATGGGTCAACTGCTCCACCTGTTGCGTAAATCACGTTGTCGCCTGCTTCAAGCACGTTACGAGCGATGGTGTCAATTGACAAACCAGCGTTGTAACCAACTGCTTGTGCGGCTACTGGGTCTACAGGGAGGAACGAGGTTGCACGAAGTTTTGCTGTCGTTACAGTTGCGTTACCGTATTCGTTGAGAGTGACAGTAACTTGGCTGTCGCTCATTGCGACAGGGGTTACGTCTTCTGCTTCGCCAAGAGCAGTGGTTGCTGCTGCAAGGTCTGCGAATACTGTGAACTTAACTGATGCACCTGGGTTGGTTGCGTTTGTGGCTTGAACATCTGCAAACTGGTCGAAGTACATTTCTGGGCGAAGGGCAAAATATGCCAACTTCTCAAATGCCACCTGGTCTGTTTGTAGGTTTGCTGTGCCGGTTTCTGCTGCGTAATAATCAGCCATTTTAGTTTTTCCTTATTGAATAGAAGTGGTTAAAAAAGGTCTATGCCTTGTGCTTGTGCTTCTTCAAAAATCTTGTAGACCTCTGCTTCAGAAGTGGCTTCACTAATACGCTTGTTCCAAGATGGAGGTGGTGGTGCCGATTCGCTTCCAGCAGCAATTTTATTGGTTTGCTGCCAGGCTCGCTTGTCGGAGTCATCTGTCTGGGGTGTAATTAGTTGTGCTTCTTCGGCGGCCTCACGGATTGCTTCAGGGGTTAAGTCACCGTCATAGCCTTTGACAAAGTATTTGAATCGTGGGTTGCTGGTATCTATTCCAGCTTTCACGAAAGCAAGTTCTTGTTTGGCTGTGGCGAACTCTGCAACTTGTTTGCGTAGTTCACTGGCTTCTTTTTCCAACTGTTTCATTCTTGCCCGTACAGGATTCTGTTTGGGTTCGACATCCATTTGGTCGTCTATCTCTGAATCATAATCTTCATTGAAATCTGACATTGCACTCTCCTTAAGCCCTCACCACATCGGAGGAACGTGGTGGCTGCTAGTTGTTACACCCCATTATTTCGTTACTGATTAGGGGGGCTATCAGTAAGTCTTGCCATCGGCATCGGTATTACTATAACACATTGTTATTCACCGATGGTGGTTAAACCTGTTTGTTCTGATTGTCTTGCGGCGAATCCTCCACCTGCTTCGAATCCTGCTTGACGTGAACGCCGTCTACGTGCGATGGCTTGTCGTGCTTCAGCGTTAGTTCCGAAGGTTCCGGCGATTTGTTCTTGTTGGCTGATTGCTTGTTCGCCTTCCATACCTGCTTGGAATAGTTCTTGTTGTGCGCCGATGGCTGCGAAACCTTGTTGGGCTTCTTGTCTTGTGACACCTTCGGTTGCTAGTGCTTCTGCTTGTTGGGTGGTTAGGGTGATGCCTGCTTGACGGCGAGCTTCTGATGCTGTTTGTGCGGCTTGGGCTTTTTTGATTGCGTCTGACTGGTTGAACCGTTCGGGGTCTATGAAGAAGGCGGCGATGTCTCCGTCGTTGAGTCCGTATAGGCGTTGTAGTTCTGCTTTGGTGCCTGGTTCTGCTTGGAGTACGGCGTTGTATCCTTGGCTGATGCGAGCATTTAGTTCTTGTGGGGAAACGTCTTGGCCGATGAAGTTGGCGAAGTCGTCTTGGGTGTCGTAAAAGCCACGGGGTAGAGAATTAGCAGAAAGCGTGGAACGGTACGATTCTTCAAGGCTGACATAATCCCTTGGAGACAATTCAGGTAGACCTGATTTACGGCGAGCCTCATTACCTTTGAACCGTGTCTTATATTCAGGGGTGTCCCGAACAGATGACAACAAAACCGTAGGGTCATCCACCAATGTCGGGTCATCAACAATCCGTGTTGACAACACATCAGCCAAAGAGCCAAGGCCGTAGTAATTCAAAATTGCTCTTAGTTCATCTACTGCTGCCATTAGCTCGTCTTTCCAAATGCTTGTGCCAAAGTGAACGCCGCAGAACGGTAGGTACGTTTAGCATCATCAGTTTCCTGCCATTCCGGAAGCGACCTGAGATAACGATTCCATTCCCACGAATCCATCTGACGATACTCGTTGGTCTTAGGGTCTTGATAATTCAAAGCCTTATTCCATTTATCCTGTGACCAATCCACAGTATTAGGGTCAACCCCCAAAACATTCTGTGCCGCATTGGTATACATAGACACAGCCGTTTTCACATCCTGACCCTTCTCAATCAAAGGAGCAAGAGAACGATACTGCGTAGAAGCCTGCGTTTTCATCAAGTCAATAAACTGTTCCTGCGTTTTAGTGCCTTGCATAACTTCAGCAACCCACATATCAAGCATCGTATCAGTAGGTTTCTGTGCGTAGTTATCAGCAATTTCTCGAAGACCTGTACCGACAGCACCTTTACGCAAATCAGCCACAGCCTGTGGACCACCACGGCGAGCAGTGGATACCGTTTCAGAACCAATAGCGTTTGCTACTTGCTGGTCAGACCATTTGTATTTCACTTTGTTTTCAGCCAAGGTACGTAACGTAGTGTCAGACAACACCACACCAGAGGCAAGAGAATCATCTCGTAAATCAGCAACAGCCTGATTAATGCTTGCTTCAAGGGTTGCAGGGTCAGTTGACTTTTGAATTGTGTATGCACGTACTGACGACTGGGTAGCTCTATACCAGTTAGTATTTTTTAGTGACGCGTCTATTTTGGTTTCGTCGTTGAACCATCCTTCTGCTACGGATTTATCAATAACTTTCTTTACATCAGCGTTGTCATTGTAGACATCCCATAGAGAACCGAATTCTTCTTGGATGATTTGTTTCCATTTGTCGCCACCGACTTTGACTTTTTTGCCGTCTACTACAACAGTAGTTACGGCTGGCGTTTTACCACCCTTACCAGTAGCAGGAGCAGCAGGGGTAACAGGAGTAACAGGAGCAGCAGGTGTAACAGGAGCAGCAGGTGTAACAGGAGCAGCAGGTGTAACAGGAGCAGCAGG